TGGTCGTGAGCGGCGGCTTTGACCCGTTGCACTCTGGGCATGTGTAGTCTGGCCCACCAAACCGTAGGAGTGACCAATGCTAGGTTTTAGCCCTCTCGCCTCTGCACCGCTTGCGGATGATGGGGTTATAATTTACCGGCTGAATGGCAATGACATTACGACAGGATCGCCTGTTGTTGTGTCATCAACGGTTGTTCAAGAGCATGACCTTACGCTTACTGCTATCACCACAGGCCAGCCCACTCTCCCATCAATTACGATGTCGGAAGATGAGACCTTTAATGCTGATCCTGTCACGGCTGGTGTCCCAACGATAGGCTCTCCCGATCTTACGCAAGATCATTCCCTAATTCCCGTTGCTATTGTTACAGGTCAGCCTGTTGTTGGTGCATCCTCTATCGGTCAGGTGCATACGCTCACAGCAGCTAACATTACTACAGCACCACCCACTGTTGGTGAAACTAACGCTCAGATTACTGTCGTTATTTCCATTGAGGGTATAACAACTGGTATCCCTGTTGTTGGGCAGCTTACTATCAACACATGGGGTAGGCGTGTTGTATCAGTCACAGCTAACTCTGACAACACAGCTACATTTAGCAATAACCAAAATAGGGCAGCGTAATGGCATTTAGAATTGGACAGAATGATACTTCGCCATCTTGCAGGCTACCCTATCTGATGCTAACCTTGCGCCTGTAGACCTAACAGCAGCTACTGTTATGCTGCACATGAAGGCTATCGGGGGTGGTCTGGTTCTTGATGAGCAGATGACAATCACTAATGCCCTTGGTGGTGTCGTTCAGTATGACTGGCAAGCTGGTGATACAGCTACAGTAGGCACCTACTATGTAGAGTTTGAAGTGACCTACGCTGATGCTTCTGTAGAGACCTTCCCTAATACTGGTAGCCTCCCTCTGGTTATTACACGAGAGTTGAACTGATGAGTTTAGATTTTACGAAAGCTGACTATCAGGGTGAAAAAGTAACCCTCAACAAACCTCGTCGTATTCAAGGTGGCAACAAGAAGTTTGAAGTGTTCGTACAGGATGGTGGCAAGGTTAAGCGAGTTACTTTCGGTGATCCTAACATGGAAATTCGACGTGATGACCCCAAAGCTAGGGCTAATTTCCGCTCCCGCCACTCATGCGACACCAAGAGTGATAAGACAACGGCTGGTTACTGGTCCTGTCGCATGTGGGAAGCAGATACATCGGTGGGTGATATGACTAAATTCGAAACAAGTGGTAAGATTACCAAGGTTGATGATGAGCAACGCATGATTTACGGTTATGCTTCTGTCGTCACCAAGGGTGGAAAACCTGTAGTTGACCGTCAAGGCGACATTATTTCCCCAGCCACTATGGAGAAAGCAGCGACAGAGTTTATGCTTGGCGCTCGTAACGGCCTCACTATGCACAAAGGTGAGCCTACGACAACTATTGTTCACTCTATGCCTTTCACAAAAGAAATTCAATCTGCCTTTGGTATTGAGTCTGACCTTGAGGGTTGGCTAATCGCAGTTAAGGTCCACGACGATGAAACTTGGGACCGTATGAAAAAGGGGGAGTTCACAGGCTTTTCTATCGGGGGTCGCGCCACAAAGGTTGAAGTTGCAGATGACTAAGGTTTGCACTGGTGCCTGTGGAAAAGAGTTACCACTCCCCCTCTTCGGTAAAAAGGGACAACGGTTACAATCCATGTGCAAAACTTGTCATACCGCTCGTAATCTAGAGAGTAGAAGTCGGGTGGGGAGAAAGACAAGTGAGAAGACTGCGCAAAAGGCTCGTGAAAGAGCATCTGAATACTACTATGACAATAAACACATTCCAAGTTTTAAGTCAATTAGGTGTGAGGCTCAAGCTAGGTGTAGGGAAAGATACCTACCCCTATCAGATAAACACAAGTCTGAGATAAGAGATTTCTACTGGTTAGCTCGTGACCTTAGGTCGGTAACTGGTGAAGAATACCATGTGGACCACATTGTTCCGCTGAATGGTAAAACCATCTGTGGCCTCCATGTGCCTTGGAACCCCCAAGTGTTACCCGCAGATATAAACTTAAGCAAAGGAATAGGTATGACAACCTTGCTTGAAAACTTACAGCTTGAGGAAGTGTCACTGGTTGACCGACCTGCTAATCAAGAGGCCACTATCGCACTCTTCAAGCGTGACACTTCCGGAGAGGAAATTACTAAGATGACTGATGATATGAAGACTAAACTCAAGCCTTACATGGACAAGGGTATGTCGGAAGAAGAGGCCATGAAGGCTTATGACACCGATATGACCATGAAATCTGACGCTGCTGAAGAAGCTGACGTTGAAGCTGTAGATGTTGATGCCCTTAAGGCTGATATTGAAACACTCAAGGCCGAAAACGAGCGTCTTCGTAAGGGTTTGATTGAAGAAGGTTACGTTATCGAAGCTGATGCTATCCAAAAGAAAGCTGAAGTTGAGATGATTGAAGTTTCTGGTGAGATGATCGTTAAGTCGGACATCCCTGCCCCCGTATTGAAGGCCCTCGAAGCTGCTGCTATCGAAAAGGCTGACATTGAGCTGACTAAGAGTGCTGGTGAGGCTCTGCCACACTTTGATATTACAGTCGCTAAGGCTCTCGTAGCTAAGTTCTCTGAGGACGAAGCAATTATGGTCGCATTGAAGGCTGCTGATGCTGCTTTTAACGCTGCCATGCAAGAGTTCGGTAAGTCTGATGTAGATGGCGAGTTCGCTACATCTGCTGACAAGCTCGACGCTCTCGTAAAGTCCTACATGGACGACAACCAACTCAAAAAGAGTGATTATGCCAAGGCTTACGCTGCTGTAGCTAAGACCGATACAGGCAAAACTCTTATTAACAAATCCTACAAAGGGGAATAATCATGGCCGTTATGCAGTCCCGCGATAACCGCACTTTCATTGCTGGGGAAGACCTTACCGCAGCTCAATTCAAGTTTGTAACTCTGGAATCCGATGGTCAGGTTGACCTTGCTGATGCCGCTGGTGAGAACGCTATCGGTGTTTGCCTTGTTGGCGGTGCTGCTGGTGCTGCTGTCACTGTCTGCGTGTCTGGTTCTGTTCTGGTAACTGCTGGTGGCACTATTGCTGCTGGTGCTGCTGTGCAGACAGATGCTGCTGGTGATGCACTCACTGCTGCTACTGGTGATGTCGTATTGGGCTATGCCCGTGAAGCTGCTGTGGACGGCCAGATCATTGAGATCGAACTGATCCAAGGCGGCAACGTTGTCCCTGCCTAATCCAAGCATTTAAGGAATAATAGAAATGCCTCTTTTGACCCCATCCGCCGTACATATTGACCAGCCCCTCAGCAACCTGACGCTGGCATATGTGCAAGAGCAAACCAACTTCATCGCTGACAAAGTGTTCCCAACTGTGGGTGTTCAGCGTCAGTCGGACAAGTACTACATCTACGACCGTGCGAACATGAACCGCACTGGTGACGTGAAGAAACTTGCCCCTCGCACAGAAGTCAACCGTATCGGTATGGCTATCTCGAACGACAGCTACTTTGCTGACGTCTACGGTCTGGGCATGGGACTTCGATGAGCAGACACTTGCTAACGAGATGCCATGTTGGAAATCCGTGCCGCTGGTTCGCAGACCATTGTTAACCGCCTGCTGATCCACCGTGAAGAGCAGTTTGCATCGTCCTTCTTTGCAGCTAGCATCTGGGGTACAGACGTAACTCCAGATAACCTGTGGTCTGACTACACCAACTCGACCCCAATCACTGATGTGACCACTGGTCGTCGTACCATGCAACTGAAGTCGGGCGGCTTTAAGCCAAACACTATGGTTGTCGGTAAGGAAGTCCGTGACATCCTGATTAACCACCCTGACATTCTGGCCCGCCTGAACGGTGGTGCTACTGTCACCAACACTGCACTCATCACCAATGCCAAGCTGGCTGAAATCTTTGAGGTAGAGAACTTCTACGTCATGGAAGCTGTGAAGAACGATGCTGTCGAAGGTCTGGCAGAAAGCAACTCCTTCATCGGTGGTAAGAACGCACTGCTGGTTCACGCACCTCGTAACGCTGGTCTGATGACCCCAGCTTCGGGTCTGACCTTCGCATGGAACAACATTCCCGGCGCAAACAACCTCGGCATCACTGTTGAGTCCTTCTCGGACGATGCACTGAAGCGTCAGCAGGTTGCAGAACACATCCAAGTTAAGATGGCATACGACATGAAAGTTGTTGGCGCTGACTTGGGTTACTTCTTCTCTGCCGTTATCGCTTAATTAGCGTTACTAAACTAATGGAGTGTCCTCAGTCTTCTGGGCTGGGGTCACTACCCACCAATAAAAGAACATAACAGTATCCAAACACAATGGAGTAGTCCTATGCACCCATCATATCTAGGCTTTCAAGTGGACTGGCCCATCTTCGTAAAGCAGCCACTATCTGCCGACAATAAGAATTGGAAACGTGGAGAACATTTTAACTGGTTAGAGCGAGGGTTGAGTGAACAAACTGTGTCGCTCCTCTATGCCACTGGTTTTATCTACCACAACACAGAGTTTGAAGTCCAAGCCAAAGTAGGTGATCGCCTGTCAGAGATGTCTGGTGCGCAACTGAATACCCTAGTTGGCTTGATTAACTCTGAGGTCAAGAGCAGAACCTCTAGCCTAGACGAATACAAGAGGAAGAAGTGTCCTCAGTCTAAGATTGATACAAAGCAACGTGGTATTATTCGTCGCTTCCTGAACAACAATGCTTGGATCACAGAAGATTTCTACCGTATTCGTGACGGTATTTTAGGCGACTAATAATCGAAGGGATGCCCAAATGAGTTGGTCGTATGATTCTACTGACCTAGACACTACAACAGCCTCTGGGCGTCTCAACACAGTCCGTCTTCTAGTGGGAGACACTGACACACTAGACCAGCAGGTGCAGAACGAAGAAGTCCTCTTTGCTCTCTCAGAGAGTGGTGATAACGTCTACTATGCTGCTGCTTGGGCTGCTAGGGCTATCTCCTCTAAGTTCTCTCGGAGGGTCACGACAAGTCTAGATGGCGCTCTTAGTGCTAACTACAGCGACCTTGCCAAGCAATACAAGACCCTTGCTGATGACCTTGAGTATCAGGGTAAGACCTCTGGTGCTGTCATTGGTGTACTAGCTGGCGGTATCACCAAGTCTGGTATTCAGGCTGTTCGTTCTAACACTAATCGTATCGAAGGTTCCTTCCGTAGAGATCGCTTCAAGAACCCTCCAAGTTACGACACACCAGAGTATGAATGAGGAGCTAGAGCATGACCTTCCGCTCCTTTGACCTGTTTAATCTAGTGCGTGACTTTGGGGAAGACCTAACTCTGCGTAAGATTACCTCTGACGGTTCTTACGACCCCACCACAGGTTCTGTCAATGGGTCTGTCACAACGGACTACACTGTCCTTGGTTACTTCTACAACTACGAGACCCTCAACGTAGATCAGATACGCAAGGGGACACGCAAGTGTGTGATATCAGCCCTATCTAATGTAGAGCCTGATGAAGACGACCAACTGCTAGGTAATGGGGATGCTGTATCCATTGTCTCTGTATCTACAATCTTTTCTGATGGTGTCGCTATCTGCTACATTTGTCATGTAAAGGAGTAGGCCATTGGAGTTTAGAACTAAGGTAAACAAGAAGTCGGTCTCAGGTAAACTAGATGCCGCTGCAAGTGAAATCGAGGGTGAGGTTAAGGATTACCTTAAACGCATAGCTGACTCACTAATAGGCGAAGACCCAAGAGAGGGCGGCATAGGCGCAGGCTCACCCGTCGATACAGGGGCTTATATCACGTCCCACAGTTTCAACCTACTGGTGGTAGGGGTTGGCCGCTCAAGGAGTTCTACCAATAAGCCCAAGAACCAAAGCTGGTCGCAAAAGGCTGAAGAGGCTAGGTCTAACTTGTATGCTGATATTGAAGCCGCTGT